TTTTTCGTCTGCTCGTTTGTTACATCCATTTTTGCTTCTAACTTTACTGTTTCGTCCATTTTTCGCTCCTTTCCTTGTGCAGCCTGTTGCGACGTCGCAACAGGCTTTTGCTGCTAAATATAATTCTCAATATCCGCGGTCATATCTTTTCCTGCGATCTTTACCGTTCCCTTCAATTTATCAATGCAGGTAACTTCTTCCCCATCGATAATATCCTGGTAATAGATTGTTTCTTTCGTAATCGAAGGCTCACCGTTTCCGTTTTTGTTTAACTTTCCGTAGTTGATCTTCTTTGTCCATCCACGGATTGTAATAGTTCTGTTTACAATCTGTTTATTCCCTGTTTCCGGATCAATAAACTCCTGTGCACTCCGCGCGATGATCGGATTCTGGTCATTTGCTGCCACCTCCAGCATCTGCTTTGATGTGTTCGAAAACGGAATTTCTACGGTAACAGACTTGTACTGCCCGACCGTCGGAGAATCAACCTCTCCGGCGAATCCTGCCAGATTCAGCGTTGTACTCATATTTTCCAACTCAATCAAATTTATGCTGTCTGTCACTCCAACAATGCGATTTGCTGCATCGGCAGTATTCGTGTACAGATTAAAATTGCTTGTTTTGTCCGGAATCATTCCTGCTTTCATTCGTTATCCCCTCCGTAAAATGCTTTTTCCAAATCGCTTACGTCCCACACAAACTCTGCATCCATGCCTTTTGTAGTCGGATAATCCGCGTAGTGGACACGGAATTTTGAGTATCCTTCCTGTATCTGTTCGATCGGATTTTCATCTTCCCGAAATTCCATCTCTCCGCCTGCCAGGTAGTCCGGAACCATTTTTGACAGCATGTAGTTAAAATCATTTACTATGGATTTAATGGCTGCAGGTTTTGTATCCCGGCCAATCTGATATGCATAATCTGTCTTAAAACGGTTTTCCAGATAGTTACAGATTGCAACACCTTTGATCGACTTCTGGTTCTGCGCGGCCTCGTCCGGAAACGCCGCGCTGTTCTCACCGATAGTCTTCCACATATTCTGATACTTGTAGGATACAATTCCATACTGCATCAAGTAATTTGCGCACTGCTTTTCTGTATATAGCTTCCGTTCTCCATCTTCCGTGCAGATTCCCTCAATCATCGCCTCTGTATTGTCTGTGGATGTCGGAATTCCTGCATTCTGCATCATGGCATACTGCATATGTGCAGAGTATTCTGCAGATGCATAGATTTCATATCCCGCCATGACAACTTTCGGCCAGCAGATAACCGTCTGACGACCAAACACACCCAGCTTATCCTTCGCTGTCTTCGCGTCCTGAATCTTCTTTGTGGTTTCACATTCCAGATCCACTACCGCAGTGGCATTCAGGAGATCTCCTACCAGTTCCGCTTTTGCTTCCAATGCTGTAGCTACCGCCGGGTCTTTGGAATATTTTGGTGCAGAGATAATGGCCGGTACGATATTGTGCATCATATACACTTCATCCAACACCTCAATGCCGCTTCTCTTTTCGTTTTCGTCCACACCGCCGATGATGTCGGCTGCTTTTACCCCATCCGGATTCAGCTTTGTGTATCCGATCTTGATTGTGCTCTCTCCGCTCAGGCTTCCTGTTGTTGTAACCGCAACATCTACATATCCGCTCGAATCAAAAGAAGTCACGTAGTCTTCATTTATTTTTGCCGGTGTATCTCCTGCTGCTTTTGTAACGATTATGGAATCCAGTAAAATTCCCTCATCTTTGATATTCACACTGCCTTTTTCCAATGTATAGTCTTTTGATCCTACCGCCGTGACATGTTGTGGATTGTCTGGATCTAATACATTTACAAGCACAATCGGCGCAACCTTATATTTTTTCAGTGACGCAAAATACGTCTGCCATAAGGTGTATGCCGGGTTGCTGCACTTTTCGAAAAGTGCCTGCGCATCTGCAAGGTTTTCTATGATGATTGGTGTGTTTACTGCTGCCTGTGGCTCATCCAGCAAATTGATCGGCGCAATCCCTACTGCTGCCTGTGCAACTGTTGCCTTTTCAATCACGCGCGCAGAATTTGCCGATCTGGTTGTTTTTAATCCATATTTGTAATCTTCCACTTTTTACCCCCTACTCTGCCAGTTTTCTGGCGAAATTATTGTATGTGATATTTAACAGAGTCCCCTCTGTGCATACCGATTTTCTTTGCACCGGTGCAAATTCCATTTTTACAAACAGCTCACCCGCCGGTTCGTACATCTTTTTTACTTTTTCTTTCACTTCTTTCGGATCATAAGTGAAAATCTGGTTGCGTTTTACAACTCCTTTCACATCCGGTCCGATATACATGATCTGGTTCATATCAATTCTCCTATTCCTCTCATATCAATTTCTGGCAGCTTCCATTTCGTTATGTAGGCAGATTCATAAAAATTCGGATAGCAGTCCGGATTAAACCTTTTATGTACCTCGCGCTCCATTTCGTACTTTCCATCAATAATCCGTTTTCCTCGCAGATAGTAGTCGATCTGATTCATAAAGTTCGCAAGCATCAGTTCTCCCGTCTGGTTTTTATCATCATACAGATAAATACTGAGTATCATCTGTATTTCCACTATCATGTTCCCATCCTTATCGGTATCCTCATCCGCAATGACGACTGTGATGTAGTCCTCCTGTTCGTCTGTGTCCAGATCGTCCTTATATGGTTTTCCCTGCTTGTACACATGGAAGTTCTTCCATAATGTTCCATCCAGACGTTTCAATTTCATCTGTTTTAATTCCTGCGCAAGCGCTTTCTGCAGTTCAATGTCTGTCATCCTCTACCTCTTAAAATCTGTTCAATCTCGTGATCAATTCTTTTCTGTAGCATCTGATCTGTTTTTTCATGAAATTCTTCCATGGTATCTTCATTTTTGACAATCTGTGGAATCGCCGGTGCACTTCTTCCGATCAATGGAGCACTGCGATCGCTTGTTTCTCTCTGCAATACAAGCGTATTTCCACTTCTTGTCGACCGAATAAACGGCTTTGGATCTCTGTTTAACGCCGTCCACGCACTGGATTTTTCTACACTCGCGCTTATAAATGGCGGATTCGGTGCGTCTGCTCTGGATGATCGGATATTAAACCTAGGCTTTACCACGTTCTTTTGTCCGAATGTGTACAAGTTTCTATGCCTGTCGCTGTAAGTCAATACGGCTGTTGGATTTTGATATGTTGCTTTTGTCGTTTTCAGGGTTGCATTTACATCTCCCTGGTTAATCCTGTATCTGCTTCCTGTTCCCTGCCGGATCACTTTTGATCCTGTCATTGCTGCTCGGTTCGCTGCACGCGACATAACAACATTTGTTTTTTGATCCAGTGTCCCCAGTCTTCTGGATATTTCTTTCAATGTCGCTTCCACCGTAACCGCTTCGCTCATATTAAAACTTCCTCTTTCCAATCACCAGCTTGTACATTCCTTGCGTATGGCTCGCAGAAAGTACAAACATATTTTCTCCATCAAAATTAATCATAGCATTCGCGGTATAGCGTTTTCGTGCGTCTTTTTCCCGGATATATACTGTTATCCCTTCTGCCGAAACAAACTTTTCTCTCGGATTTATGGTATTCTGCTTATTTTTCGTGTTCTGCCCGTCTTCCTGATCTATGCCTGCAACCACAACAGTCACAGGCTTTCCATCAATCTTATGTTCGGTCGCGAATTCATCCTCGCAAAAAAACGTTTCGTCCAGGTCTTCCGCAAATGCATCCCTGAAATTATTCATCAGACTTTTTCCGCCGGATTCTTTGCTTCTTTTGTCTCTTTTGGCGCATCAGCAAGATAACCGCGGTCTTTCATCCACTTCTCATCCGTTTTGGAGAGACCTGTTACAGTCTCCCCTGGGTGGAAGGTTTTTCCTTTTGTTTCGATTGTTGCCACTGCAATCATTTGTCATTCCCCCTACTCTAACGTCTCCTGGTATGCGATAATAGTTTCCTTTAATTCATCCACCTTCATGTCCGTTGTAATCGGTGCTCCAATGGATGCTCCATAGGTTTGCAAGTCCGCTTTCTGCATTGCGTTGATCTCGGATTCTGTTTTCAGGCTTACGCCGTCATCAACCGGTTTCCCGGAATCAATCGATGTCTCAACCACCTGATTAGATCCACCCGACATTTCAGATACATTGTTGATATTTGCTACCATCCAACCATCCATGTCCAGCGGATACGGTACCGGTCTGGAATATACCTGCACTTCCATCAGGTTGTTATCTTCAGATTCTGTTACACGCGGCACCATCGGCTGTGCGTAGGAATGGAAACCGCTGCCTTTTTTCACGAATGTAACCTGTGCATATACTGTGGTTCCCATTCCCGGCTGCAAGAACGCGATCGTTCCGGCCGGAAGAAATTCCTTCACCGTTCCGTCTAAATCTTCATAGACTTCATCATATGTAAACATATTGAACACGGTACCGTTTACATTCAATGTTCCGTTGTATGCCACTCCATCCGGCAGCTTACTCTGGTCAATCTTTCCGGTATTGACATCTTTCTTGTTGTAATATTCCAAGAAATCTTTATCCGCCATAAACAGCATACTGACATCTCCGGTCATAACAATGTCCGCCGTCTTCACCCCACGCTTTTTCAGTATGCTCTCGATTTTGTAAAGCTCAAGAATCCGTTCCCGTGTGGTCATGGTTTTGAAGTCCTTGGAAAACTTGTACACATTGTCGAACGTTTTGTCGTAAAAGCGCAAACACTGTTCCTGATAGTTGGTTCCCTTTTCCGCATCCTGCGCAGATGCGAAATGTTTCATGATGACTTCGCCCCTTGTGATAATGTCGGTGCACATAAGCTCATGCCGACGCAATACTGACTTGCGAAGCTCGTCCATGCACTCTGCTTCAATCTCTTTTTCACGCTGTGCCGGTGATCTCCCGCTCTCTGGTGACTCTCCGAACGCTTTCTTCGCCAACATCTCCGCTGTGATCACCATCTTCGGAATGATGTACGGAGCATCTACATAGTCAGCCCTGTATCCTTCGCGTTCCATTACAATTCCATTGACGATTGGAGCTACGAACGGAGCCACCTTTCTTCCACCCTTCTTTGTCTCGATCAGTGCCCTTTCGGAATAATATGTTTTTCCATCCGGGAAATAACGGTCTTTGAAAAATGTAGCCACCGGATACATCTTTTTGACCGCATTGATCAGTGTTAATGTTTCTCTTACCATTTCTTCCTCCTCTACTTCAAAAAGATTCCTTTACTTCTAAATGTTTCAATGTCTGTTTCCGTAAGTGCCGGATCGCTCACAACCGCGCTCTTTTTAAACGCACCTGACGTAAACACCATAACCTCTGCCGATTCCGCTTTTTCGTCATAATTTACTTTTTCCGCCGCAATCACGCTTACGGTTTTGTCTGCCGCATGTTTGGAATACTTCCCGGTGCTTGCATCAAAATCAATCACTTCGCCTTTTTCAATCGTTCCAGCTGCGCCTTTTGCAATTGATACAGTTATGATTTTTCCATCCGCCGGATGTGATGCGTCATACAGTAATCCGCTGTTCTGCACTGTGTATGCTTCATTGATTAGATTTCCCATTGTTTTACACCCCTTTCCGACTGTTTACAAACGCCGCCATATCTTCGGCATCTGTGTTCTCTGGTTCTCCAGCTTCTCCTTTTCCAGCACCCACGTCTTCAGCTCCAGACTCTGCCGAGTCTTTCACAGCATCTTTGATATAGGCCTCTGCTTTCAGTTCTCCCTTTACCATTGCATCATACGCAAGGGTTTTCCCATCTACCTTGTTTTTCCCGTATTTTGCCTCGTTCAATGCTTCTGCCGATACGGTTTTAGCAATCGCATCAAGCGATTGAATCCGTTCGCGTTCTGCATCTGCTCCGCTCTGTGTAGCTTCTGCGATAACAGCATCCTGTTCCGCTTTTGCTTCTGGATTCTTTTGTAAGAATTCCTGCAATGTCATCTTTTCTCCTCCTTCTTTCTTTGCAGTGTCTTTCTCTGATTTATGCTCAATCAGATTTGCAAGCTCTTTCATTTTCTCTGCGGAAATCATTGGTGTTTCTGATGCAACCGCCTGCACTGCTGCACTTTTGTTATCTTTCATATATCCATCAATAAAACCGTATGAGATCGCCTTTTCTGCGCCCATATAGCTTTCCGCATCCATTAACGTCTGCAGTTCTTCTCTGTTTTTCCCTGTTTTGTTCACGTATGCATTCAAAATTCCTTCATCAATTTCCGCAAGCTGGTCTGCGCACTGGCGCATCTCGTTTTTGTTCATGTTGCCGGATGTCTGTCTCGATGCATTGTGGATCATTACATATCCCACCTCGGATATCAGGGCTTCATCTGCTGCACACACCAAAAGCGTAGCGGCAGAACAGGCAGTGATCACATGCGCACTTACTTTCCCTGCGTAATCTCTTACCGCCTGGTACATCTCAAACCCACTGGACACATATCCTCCCGGACTGTTAATTTCCAGTTCTACATCCTTACCACCCGCCTCCTCTAGCGCTTTCTGTAATTTCTTCGGGCACGCACATGGCATTCCCAGCCAATCGTAGATCCATGCATCTGCGTCTAATACAATCGGTCCTTTAATCTGTATCTTTCCCATCTTTTTCCTCCTGTTGTTCTCTCGCTTTTATAGCATCTGCAATGCTTTCATTCTCTTTTTTCAGCGTGCGGACATTCTCTCCAAAGTCGCTTCCATTCATTGCCACGCATTCATCCTCGTGTGTGGAGAATCCTTCTTTCACTCTTGCGATAGCTGCATCTACTTCCTGCACTGGATTCATGCATCCCTGCGCCGGTCCTGTCCAGGTTGCGTTGCAATAGGCTTTCCGGATTATCGGGTCCGAAAAAAATCCCGGTGCTTTGATCCGCCCTTTTGACACCGCTTCTGCCAGCCACAGGTTGTAAACTTCCTGGCAAAAATCTTGAACGAACCACTTGCGCCTCGTGGAAAATGCACGCCACGATTCATTCAAAGCTCCTTTGGATGCGGAAAAATTTTTCCCGAACTGCTTCATCAGCACTTCTGGCGCGACCTCCAGTGCGGCACCAATCTGCATGGTCATTGTTTTCATAAATTCCGCATAGTTATTCGATGGATGCGTGGATTCAACCGCTTTCACATCTTCGCCCGGTCTCAGGTAAGATACCGTGCCTGTGCCAATATGTACATCCCCGTTTTCGGTTGTTGTTTCTTCATCTTCTCCACCATATCCATCTATCCCATTTCCGTCATCCGTACAGATAAACACAGCGAAAAGCGAATTTACTATTGCCGCCATCAATTCTGCGTCCGAAAAACGTGTGGTCTGCTTTAGTGTTTTTATTACCGGTGCCAGGAACGGCACCCCGCGATACTGTTCCGCTGTTTCCGCGTTAAAAATATGCAGTATATTCGGGTTTCCTGTCCGGTTCCCACGCTTTTCTACTCTTGTCCAGTCATATTTTCCTCCAAAATTATCCTCTCCTGGGAAAAAGGAGCTAATGTGATAGGCTACCACTTTCCCGTTCTGGTCAATTTCAATGCCATTCATGATCCGGTTCCCGTTTTTCGCTTTTTCATCGTATCCACTGTAATCTCCGTCAAGTGTTCCCGGAGTTGATACACGATCCGCAAGCACCAGCTTTAGCCTTAGCTGATATGGCATGTTTTCATTCTCTTTTTCGTACCGTATTAATACAAATTCTTCCCCGTTTTTTAGCCAGTCCGCGAACGCAATCTGCTGCAATTCGTAGAAATTGTTCAGATCTGCAGTATCGCACTGTGTACTTTCCGCCCAAAGAGCAAATTCGCGTTTGATCTGATCACTTAAATTTTTCCCTTCGTCCGCTGTGAGTCCAAGAAACTCATAGTCAATCTTTGGTTTTGGTATCAGTCCCGGGCCAATACAACTTGTCTTTGTCGAATTGATGGCCGCCGCACCAATCGGCGCATTCATTGCCAGATCCCGTGTGCGCTGTCTTAGTGTCTTCCGGTTTTCTTCGATGTCAGATTTCGGTGACAGGCTCTCGTCGTGATAGCTTTTTGACCACGTTTCTGTGTGACTGGCTCCGCCATTTCCGTATCCCGAATTCATAAACTGCTGCACATACGACCTCTGCGCGCGGGCCGCTGCTGTGTTCGTCCTTAGCCGTTCCAGTTCGTTCTCTCGCTTTGCCGCTTCTAATTCTTTTTCCTGATTCTTTTTATCAAACCATCCTCTGATTCCCATATACTCCTCAATCCACCGGTATTACACGCTTTGCAATGCGCCGTGTGCTTCCGGTCTGTTCGTATGCGTTAATTGCGGTTTCCAGTTCTTTGATTTCTGCGTTTATTTCTTTCAGACTGGCGCGTGTCAGCTGGTTCGTTCCAATCGAATACGACTGACCACCCACGAGGATTTTCTTTTTTGCTTTCTTAAGGTCTGCCAGATCTTCCAGTGCCTGTTTGTAGTCTTCTTTGTTCCGGATGATCACAATTCCATCCCCCCTATCGTCCTGCGTACAGTGGTTTTTTTCTTTCTCTGTACTCCTGCAACATAGTTAATTCCATTTTCCAGTTTTGCTTCCAGTGCATCCCAGTTTGGTCTTAGGATTTCTTCCACCACATAATTGTAGTTAAACAGATCCAGTGGCTCATTTCTCGCACCGCTCTTTTTTACCCATACCGGCTTGTATACTCCATTGACTTTTTTCACGATTTTTGATTCAGATGTCAGACCTTTGTAGTATTCGTTTCCGTAACCCCTTCTGGTATCTTCCGGGTAATGGCAGTATCCCGCTCCCGGTTCCTGAATCTTCAGTCTGTTTGTGATGTCCTCTTTTCCGGAGTCAACTCCGACAATCTGGATCACTGTATGATCCACTACAACTTTCTTTCCATTCGGTCTTTCCTCTGTGATTTCTACTACAGTCTTTTTGTGCAATAACAAAAGATCCGCTTTTCCAGCATATCCTTTTACACCATAGCATTTCTTTCCTTTGGCTTTCATCGTCTTGATCCACTTGTATACACTGTTGGTATGATGTCCTCCTGTGTCGATTGCAAACCCTGCTATTCCAAGTTCCCTGCCATCTTCAAAATGGAATACCTGTGATAAATACTCCTCCAACTCATCCCATATGGCTTTTTTAACCAGATCTCCATATAGTTCTGTCTTTACAATCCCCCAGGTCTCGTATTCCCGCGCCCATCCGCGCACTTCAATCTCGAAGCGATCGTCCTGCACATCAACGGCCGCTGTCAGCAATATGACTCCATCCGGCAGATCTGCATTGTAATGTTCTGCCCGTGCCTGCAGAGTTTCGTCGCTCACTGCATTATCTACGTGTTCCGTCTCGTCCCATGTTTCACCTAATACTGTATTTACAAATACTTTCAGGTCCTCTGGATCATGATATTTTTTTAATCGCTCATTTGCGCTTTTGAACCGGTCGATAATATCCTGCCATTCTACAAAAGGACTTGCCAACTGGTTCAGCCGGAAGCTCCTGTTCCTCTTTCTTTCCGGATGCTTTGCAATCCACTTATGCTCACTCTGTTTCCAGCGCATTTCCGAAATCAGGCATCCGCAGGATTCGCACGCCATAGACACAGAGTCAAAATCAATTCTCTGAAAGCTGTATGGCTGCCATGCTCCACATTCCGGGCACTTCGCACTCCATACTTCCTGCGAGCCTTTATTGTATGCATCTTCGATCTTGCTTCGTCCCTTTACGGTCGGAGTCGATGTCTTTATATATTTTTTATTCCAATAAGACGTCGCACGGGTTTCGGCCAGAATTATCGGGTTTCCCTCACTTCCTGCACTCTCCGGAAATCGGTCCGTCTCATCCATCCAGATAATCCGTCTTGGATCGGATGCAAGAGAGGACGGGGAGTTTGCACCGCTCAACGCGATCGTTCCTCCCGGATAACTTTTCAGTGATATCGTATTGTTCGATCCACGCGCTTTCGGATCTGCAACTTTCTCCCGAAGTTCCGGAATATCAGCAATCATCTTTGCAAAACGCGTTTTCGAAAATCGTTCTGAATCCGCAATCGTTGGCATTACAAGCATCTGTGTGGCCGGCTCATAATCAATGTAATATCCAATCCCACACATCACTATGGTTGTCTTTCCTACCTGCGAAGATGCCATAACAGATACCGAAGTTACTTCCGGATCGGCAATCGCATCCATAATCCCTTTCTGAAACGGAATGGTATCGGACGAATATCGTCCTGCCTCACTGCTGCCCTCCGGAAGCACCATGTGCCGATCCGCCCACTGGCTGATAGACATTTCCGGTCTTGGCCGCAGGTTTTCCGTAAGATCGCACATAAACTTTACTGTGTTATAACTCACACTCATTTCAAGTCATCCTCCAGTTGCGCGATCGCATCTTCCGGAATTTCCACATGTTCGTCTGAGTAAAAGTTCTCCGGCTTGTAATCTGCCAATTCCGCCAGCGCTTTACTTATCTCTGCTTTTAGCACCGTCTGTATTTCAACCTTGTTTTTTCCTTCCAGTTTCCGTGCAAGTTTTGCCGGGAGCGCGTCCATTTTTGACTTGAATTTAGCAAACATATCCGTCATGACACGCGCCACATCTTCCGACTTGTGCACCTGTCCGCGGATCAGCTGCAATTTAATCTCTGTGATCAGCCGCTTGCTATGTTCATGCAGTGCCTTTTCGTTTTCCAGACTCAATTCGTCCTCGCTGTCTTCCACGGAAAACCCGTTTTTTCCAGCGTTTGCAACCTTCAGCGCTGTGATATACCCCTTTGCCGATTCAAAGAGAAAATATTTGCCGTGAGTGTCTCGCTTCACAATTCCCTTATCTGCGAGATCCCGAATCGTCCGCGCCTTTACTCCCAGTAAGGATTCCAGTGTTCTGGACGGTACGATGATTGACGTGTAATCCAGTTCGTTTTTTTGTGCTGCCATTGTTCAAATTTCGGCAATGACCATTAAAAAATTATAATAGCTAGTCGAGCCTTGGGCTATCGCCGACCCACAACGCTCTATTTCTCCAAAAGAACCTATCAAAATTTGTGAGCTTTTTGTCTTTCCAACCATTATTTTCGTCACTGTCTCTCCTTTCTTCTTTTTCTCCAATCAGGCGCGAACCGCTGGACAATCAGTCGGTACGCGCCAAGAGAGGGCATAAAAAAGACAGCGCCACATCTGTGACGCTGTCCGTGTACATTTTTGTACGTTACCATTATAACACGTATAGAACCGAACAAACCGAACACTTTTATTTTTCCCTTGCATTTTTTCTGTCAATCTCCCGGAGTGCTCTTGATGCCGCTATCCGTA